AAGTTCCTGATCCGCGAGTACGGCGCCGCCGCGCCATTTGTGGAGGTCGGCAACTGCAGCGTGCTGACCTTCAACCCGCAGACCAACACGCTCTCGCTGCCGGATCACACCAAGCCGGGCGGCGGCACGCGTAACCGCGTGGATCGCGTCACCTCGGTCGATGTCTCCTACACGTTCCACGACTTCGCGCCCGAGAACTTCGCGCGCAGCCTGCGTGGCACGGTGACCGACATCGAGGCCGGCACGGCGACCAACGAGCCGGTCGTCGCCTATTCCGGCGGATTCATTCCGCTCGCCCGCATCGCCACCGCCATCACCTCGGTCAAGTCGCCCGACGGAGCGACCACCTACGATGCCGGCGAGGACTACGTCTTCGTCGACGGCGGTTTGCAGCTTGTGGAAGACGGCGACATCCCGGCGCCGGTCGATGGCGCGGCGAACATCGGCGTGACCTACACCTATGCGGCCGCCCAGAAGGTCGAAGCCTTCACGCAGTCGGCCAAGCAGTACGAGGCGCTGTTCCTCGGCCTGAACGAGGCCCGCAGCGGCAAGCCGGTGCGCGTCCACGTCCACAAGCTCAGCGGAGGTGTGATGGAGGCCCTGGGCCTGCTCGGCGACGAGTACGGGCAGGGGTCAGTTTCCGGCTCGCTGCTGGCGGACACGACCAAGGGCGTGGGCCTGTCGCAGTACTTCACGGTCGAGGTGGTGGGTTGAGCCGCCAGGACGATCTGAGCGCGGTGGTGCCGGCGGAAACGCCGGCTTCCTTCGGCGTGCGCGGCCTCGCGCTGCGGCCGCTGCGGGTCGGGGCGATCCCGCAATTGGTGCGGGTCGCCAGGCCGGTGATCGAGGCCCTGGTTGACGGTGACCTGCTGGTGGTCGGCGGCGAGCTGGTGGACATCAAGATCGGGTCGGTGCTGAACCTCATCGCCGACCACGGCGACGCCATCTTCCAGGCGGTGTCGATCGCGACCGGGGTGCCGGCCGACGAGCTGGCCAACGGCGACATCGACGAGTTCGTCGTGCTCGTGCAGCGGGCGGTGGAGGTCAACCGGGATTTTTTTTCCCAGAAGCTCGCGCCGCTCCTGGCGGGCCTGGCGCGGGCGCGCCTTGGGGATGGGCCGACGCCCTCCAGCTCCTGATCGAACATGGCCACAGCTTCGGCGAGATCCAGCAGTACACGCTCGGCCAGCTGCGGGCCTTCACCGAGGCGGCCGACAGGGCGCGGCGCAGGCGCTTGCTCGATGAGCTGACCAACCTGCGCGTGGCCCAGTACGCGACCGCCGATTACGAGCAGTTCCGCCGACAACTTTCCCCTTGAGCATGGCCGACAACACCGTCAACCTACGTACCCGATTCTCGGCAGACCTGTCCGATATCAAGCAGGGCCTGGCGCTGCTGCGTGGCGACTTGGCCAAGGTCAAGGCGGAGGCCGCGAAGGCGGCGCCGGACGGGGCAAGCTGGGCCAACGGCCTGCGCGCGGCGCGCCAGCAGATCGTGGCGTTCGTCGCGGCGTACGCCTCGCTGCGTACTGTCGGTGCGCTGTCCCGGATCTCCGACGAGGCCAGTACCATTTCGGCACGCCTGAAGGTGGCGACGCGGAGCCAGGAGGAGTTCAACCGGGCACAGGCGGAAACCTTCGCCATCGCCCAGCGGACCCGGACCAACTGGGAAGAGACCGTCTCGCTGTACTCGCGGGTCGAACAGTCGTCCGACTCGCTGGGACTGAGCCAGCAGCAGTCGCTGAAGCTAACCGAGGCGGTGGCCAAGGCGCTCGCGCTGTCGGGTGCCAGCGGCGAGGAAGCCGCCGGCGTCATGCGGCAGTTCGGCCAGGCGCTGGGCAATGGCCGCGTGCAGGCAGAGGAATTCAACTCGATCGCCGACAGCGGCCAGCGGATCGTCCAAGCGCTGGCCAAGCACCTGGGAATCGCGACCTCCCAGGTGAAGTCCTACGTCAACGCCGGCAAGGTCTCTTCGAAGGACCTGGCGCAGGCCGTGCTGCAGGATGCCGGCAGCATCGATGAGAGCTTCGCCAAGTTCCCGACCACGATCTCCGGCGCCCTGACCCAGATCCGAAACGCGTTCGTTCAGTACATTGGGCGGCAGAACGAAGCCACCGGCGCGGCGCAGGCCTTCTCCGGCCTGCTGCAGCAGGTGGCGAGTGATCTGCCCGCGTTCTTCGAGCCGGTCCTGCAGGTGATGGTGGGCCTGGCGAAAAGCTTTCGGGATGCGAAGGGCGAGGCGGACGGCTTCAGCGCGGCGGCGGATGGCGCGGGACAGAAGGCCTGGTTCATGGCGGAGGCGGGCGAAGGGCTCGCCAGCGTGCTGCGCGTACTGGCCGCTGGCGCGCTCGTGGTGAAGAACGTGGTGGAGGCGCTGACGGTCCTCTTCGCTGGTTGGAATACCGTCGTGCGAACCGTGGCGGAGTCGATCGGGCACTACTTGGGTGGGTCCCTGGCAGTCGTGGCCTCGACCTGGCAGGCGTTGAAGGATGGTGGCCCGCTGGCGGCGTTGGAAGCCTATCGAAAAGGCGCGGCGAGCCTGCTGAAGGACTTTGCCAAGGTGCCCGACCAGGTCGCCGGCAAGGTCGGGGCAGCGACGGACAGTATCGGCCAGCAGATCGCCGAGATCCGCGCGGGGATCAAGGGGCTGTTCGAGGAGTCGGACGCCGCCGCCCAGGGCGCTGGCGCCGACGGCGGAAGCGGCCGCGGTGGCGCCAGTGGAGCAGCCGGTGCCGCCGGGAAGGCCGTTGCCGCCTCGAACGCGGCATTGCGCGACGCCGTCACCCGAGCTCTGGCCGAACTGGACCGTTTGTATGGCGAGAACGAGATCAGCATCCGGCAGTACTTCCAGACGCGGCTTGAACTTCAGCAAAAATCGATCGACCTGGAAATCGCCCAGGCACGGGCCGAGCAGGCGACGGCGACTACAGCCGAGAAGCGGCGGGAGCTCGAGGACAAGGTCGTCAAGCTGCAGCGCGATCGGGCCGAGGCCGGGGCGACGGCCGCACGCGCGGAGAAGAAGGCCAACGAAGAGCTTACCCGACAGTTGGGTGACATCCAGGTCCAGTTGCTGGAGCTGGACGGAAACGCCGGGGCCGCGGCCCGCGCCCGGCTGGAAGAGCAGTACCGCGAGCTCTTTAAGCGGCTGGAGGCGGAAAGCGACACCACCGGCAAGGCAACGGTTCGCAACCTCATCGACCGCCTGGCCAGCAAGGCGCAGCTCGACCAGCTGAAGGACCTGGGTTCGCGCATCAGTGGCAGCCTGCAGGCCACCGAGACGTCCGTGTCCGCGCAGGTGTCGGGCGGGCTGCTGGGCTACGGCGAGGGCGATCGCCGCTTGTCGGAGGCGCGCGCCAAGGCGCTAGACGATCTGCGTCAGCTGCGGGAAGCCGCAGCCGCGTACCTTGCCACCTTGTCGGCCGAGAGCCCCGAAGGTCGGGCGGCGCAGGACTATCTGGCGTCACTGGACGCAGATATTGCGAACGTCGCTGCCTCGCAGCGGCAGTTCGGGAATGCCGTCGCCGATCAGGGTGTGGCGAGCCTGGCCGACGCCTTTTTCAACGTGGCGACCGCAGCGGCAGGGGCCAAGGATGCGGTGATCGACATGGTCCGCAGTTTCGTGTCCGGCGTGGCCCGGATGGTGGCGCAGGCCTTGGCGTTGCGCGCCGTGCAGGCGATCCTCCGCGGCTTCGGATTCGGCGGGGGAAGCGAGGCTGCGTCCGGCGCGGTGAGCGCCGCCGTCCATCACCAGGGCGGGCTCGTGGGTAGAGGTGCGCCGCGTCGCCGGGTGAGCCCGCTGCTGTTTGGCTCGGCACCGCGCTACCACACCGGTAGCGGCACCATCGGGCTGGCGCCTGGCGAGGAGCCGGCGATCCTGAAGAAGGGGGAGCGCGTCCTCAACGAGCGCCAGAACGCGGCATGGAGTGCGATGGCGGCAGGTGCGGGTGGCGGTGCGGTCACGACACCGATCGTGGCCATTGGCGACGCCGCGGTCGCCGACGCCTTGGCAAGCGCGGCCGGCGAGCGGGTGGTCCTGACCCACGTGCGCAACAACTGGGAAGGCCTGACGCGCGGGGGCGGCAATGTCTGACCCCATCCTGTGGCCATTTGCGCGGGGCGGGGAGGTGACCGAGCAGCTGGAATGGCTGACCGATGTGCTGCCGGTGGCGACGGGCCCCGCCCAGACACGGCGCTTGCGCAATGCCCCCCGCGTGACCTTGACCTTCGACGGCATGGAGGAGGCACGCTCGCGCAGGCTCATGGAGAACCTGGTCCACCGCAACGGGGCTGGGCTCTGGCATGTACCGCTGCCGTGTGACGGCTTCACTCTGGCGGCAGACGCGCCCGCGGGCGCGCTCCTGCTCGGCGCCAACGGCGGGGTGGGGCGCTTCACTGACGCGGCGATGCTGGAAGGTTCCCCCGGCTCGGTGGAGCGCGTGAGCGTCGCAGCCGCCGGCACGGATGGCTTGACCCTTGCGGTACCAACGATGAAGTCATGGCCGGCGGGAACGACGGTCCTTCCGCTGGTGCGTGCGCGGCTGGCCGACATGCCGGCCTTCTCGCGCTTCACCGGCGATGCCATCTCATACCAGGTGAACTGGCTGCTCGACGCGCCGCAGGACTGGGCGCCGGCGCCATTGCCGACCTATCGCGGATTCCCCGTGTTCGAGTGGGTGCCGGACTGGAGCCAGGATCCTCGCTGGGCACCGGTGCGCCGGCTGAGCGTGGTCGACTACGGGACCGGTCCGTGGCAGACCTTCGACCTGGTGGGCAAGCCAGAAGACGAGGTTGCGCTGCAGCTGGCCGCGGTGGGCCCTGCCGAGATCTCCGCGCTGCGGGACCTGGTGTACGCGTTGGCGGGGCGCTGGCAGCCCGTGTGGGTATCCACGCGCGGGCAGGATCTGCGGGTGGTCGCGCCGGCGGCAGCGGCCGGCGATACGCTCGATGTGGAGGCGTGCGGACTTGTCGGTGCGCCTGTCTCCGCGACCCGTCGCGACCTTCGAATCGAACTGGCCGGCGGGAACGTGCTCTATCGCAGGGTCGTCGCCATCAGTGCGGTCGGCGACGACGTGGAGAGGTTGCTACTCGACACGCCCCTGGGGGCGGACGTCTCCCCGGAAAACGTCGGGGCGGCGTCCTGGATGCTGCTCGCGCGGCAGACGGCCGACATCAACAAGTTCCGCTACTGGACCGCCGACGTGGTGCAGACCGAGCTGGCCTTCAAGGGAGAGCCGGCTGGTGTTTAAGCCCTTCGAACTCAGCCGCTGGCGAGGCCGGCCTGGTCATCTGTTCGTCTTCGCGCTCGGCCCGCTGGCTTGGCGATTCGCGAGCGGCGACCGCCCAGTCGTGCTGAGCCCTGGTGAGCCCGGTGAGCAGGTCTTCCACCCCGCGCCGAGCGAGCGCAGCCCCATCAAGGAGACCAGCCAGCGGGCCAAGAACGATGTCTCGATCACCATGCCATGCCGCCTGGATCCGACCTCGCTGGAGCTGACCGGGACCGCGGCAGGAGAGGCCCTGACATCGTTCACGGCCCTCTGGCGGCCGTTTCCGCCAAGTGGCGTGGTCACGGTCACCTGCCTGAGCTACCACGAGGGGGATCCGGATCGGCAAACCCAGGTGGAGTGGCTGGGCCGCGTGGCGCAGCCGCAGTTCACGGACACCGTCCTCACCCTGACGTGCCAGCCCTCGCGCAGCCGCGCCCAATTCACGGGCATGGGGCGCCGCTGGCAGCGTGGGTGCGACCTGGCGCTCTATTCGAAGGGACCCGGCCTATGCAACGTCGACCAGGCGTTGCACGTCGTGCCGGCGACGCTGTCGAGCGTCGAGGACCTGCTGCACGTGGGCGCGGCGGCCTTCGCCTCCGCGCCCAAGCCGCTTGCGGGGGGCTTCGTGGAGTGGACCCGACCCAGCGGCGTGATCGAGCGGCGCAGCGTCATGGCCCATGACGGCAGCATGATCGAGCTGAACTACGGGGCGCTTGACCTCACGCCCGGGCTGGAGGTCAACGCCTATCCGGGCTGCCCACACAACTGGGCCGGCTGCAAGTCGTTCGACAACACCCCCAACTACGGCGGCGAAATCTACCTGCCGGTCAAGAACCTTTTCAACGGGAACCCCGTATGGTGAACAGCGCTGCCCTGCACCGTCAGGCGTATATCTGGTCGTGGCGCGTGCGCTACTGGCTGCTCGATACGCGCGTCGGTTCCGTGGTCGCGGTCGCCAGCCTCCTGGCCTGTGCCGTCGCGGCGACGATGCTGGCGCGCTTAGGCTGGCAGATGGCCACCGACCGCACCGTGCCGCAGCACGCCGAGATCACCCTGGCCGCGTACCTGATCATCATGCTGGTGAGCGCGATCATCAGTTGGGCCCTCACGCCCAAGCCGAAAGAGCCAAAGCCACAGTCAGCAGAGGCGCCCACCGTCGAAGACGGCCAGGACATCCGCATGATCTTCGGCACCGTGTGGATCGACGATCCGATCGTGGTGGCCTGGAAGACGATGGGCACGGACAAGATCCGCAGGTCGGGGAAAAAATGACCACAGTGACGATGGAGCACTTCCGCACCGTCCCGGGTTTCTCGACGCGCCCGGGCTTCTGTGCTCGCGGTGGCCGGCGCTGGTTCGAACAGCACGGATTGGACTGGTTGGCATTCGCCCGAACCGGGATTGATGCGGAGGTCCTGCGCGCTACGGGTGACGGGATGGCAATCGCGCTGGCGGAGTGGGCGGAACAGGTGGAGGCAGCCAGTGGGCGGTAAGAAGCAAACGGTCGGCTACTGGTACCGGCTGCTGATGGACTTCGGCTTGTGCCGCGGCCCGGTGGATGCGTTCCTGGCCTTCCGCGGTGGCGATCGGGATGCCTGGACTGGCGAGCTGGCCAACTCCGGGACGATCAGCATCGACGCCGAGAACCTATGGGGCGGCGACAGGAGCGAGGGCGGTATCAGCGGAGAGGTCGACGTCGCTTTCGGCGAATCCGACCAGGAGCCCAGCAGCTACCTCGCCAGCAACCTAGGGCCGCAGCAGAGCGCGCACCGCGGCAAGATGCGGGTGACGTTCAAGGGTGGGCGCTACGGCGCCATGAACCCCTATCCCAAGCAACCGGCGTTCAAGACCCGGCGGGTGCTGCAGGGTTGGGAGGGCGATGAGGGCGCGTGGTACCCAGAAAAGGCGGCGGTGCTCCTCAACGCAGGCAATGTCGTGCTGCAGCTGGGCCCCACGTCGTCCGGCTGGAGCTACAAGGTCGTGGACAGCGACGACGCGGCGGACTACTCCGGCATCGAGGCCGACGATGCCTCATGGCCCACGGGGACATCGCCCTTCGCCAGCAGCGACGACCATCCCTACGCGGCGGCGGGCGGATTCCCGACCGAACGCGGCACGACGTGGCCGTTGAACACGAAGATCTGGGTACGCAAGACCTTCTCCATGTTCCGGCCGCTGCCGCTGGATGTGACGATTTTCGTCGACAACTTCGCCACGGTATGGATCAACGGCCACCAGGTCCTTCCCCGATCGGGGACCGGGCCGGGGCCGGCGGGGCCGGACGTGTTCAAGCACACGTTCACCGTCCCGGCGGACATCCTGCAGTCCGGCGACAACGTGATCGCGCTGTTGGGCGAGGACCAAGGTGAGTACAGCTACGCTGCGTTCGACCTGACCGTGGCCTCCAGCGCCCAGCTGATCGGCATGAATCCCGCGCACATCCTCTACCAGAGCATCACCGACAGCTGGATGGATGGTGAGCCGTCGGCGGCGATCAATGACGCCAGCTTCCGGACCGCGGCCGATCGCCTGTACGCGGAGGGTTTCGGGTTATGCACCGAGTGGCTGCCGAGCCAGGAGACCGTGCTGGCGTTCCAGCAGCGCATCTGCAACGTGATCTCGGGCGCGCTGAATCGCAGCCCGGTGGACGGGCAGTGGTATCTCGACCTGGTACGCGGGGACTACGACATCGACACGCTCCCGGTCATCACCGATGACGACATTCTGGACTTCGCCGAGCAGCCCAGCACACAGGACAGCGCGGTCAACCAGGTGATCGTCGAGTGGTTCGACCCGGAACAGAAGGAGAAGCGCTCCACATCACCCCTCCAGGCGCTGGGGGCGATCCAGGCATTCGCCTCGATCATCAGTGAGACCAGGAGCTACCCGGAGATTCCGTTCGAGGCCCTCGCGCTGCGCGCTGGCCAGCGTGACCTGCGCGCCAAGGCCTCGCCACTGCGCAAGTTCGACTTGAAGACGACGCGGGCGGCGTACGCGCTGCGTCCGATGGGGCAGTTCCGGCTCCAGGCGCCCAAGCGGGGCATCGCCGACATGGTGTGTCTGGCTGGCGACATCGACCGCGGCTCTCTGCGATCCGGCGCTATCCAGTTGAGTGCCGTGCAGGACGTGTTCTCGATGCCGTACGCGGTCTATGTCCAGCCCGAGCCGGGCGTGGACACCTCGCCGCCCACGACGCCGAGGGTCATTACCTTGCAGCGGGCCATGGAGGTTCCGTACGTGGAGCTGGTGGCCACGCTGTCGCCGGGGGACCTCCAGGTGCTCGCGCCTGATGCCTCTTACGTGGGTGCGGTAGCCAGCGATCCTGCCGGCGAGCTGAATTTCTCGCTGTTCACCACGGCCGGCGGCGACTACGCCGATCGGGGCGTGGGCGATTGGTGCCCCACCTCACAGGCGATCGACGACTGCGCGCCGACGGAGACCGCAGTCGCGCTGTCCGGGGCGCGGCGACTGGACGAAGTGGCCGTAGGCTCGGCGGTATTGTGGGACGAGGAGATCTGCCGCGTCGATGCCCTGGACCTTGGCACCAATGCGCTCGTCCTCGGCCGCGGCTGCGCCGACACGGTGCCTGCGCCCCACGCCGCGGGGAGCCGCCTGTGGTTCTACGACGCGGATCTTGCCGGTGACCGCACGGAGTACGTGGCGGGCGAGGCGGTGCAGGTGAAGCTGCTCCCCAACACAGGCAGCCAACGGCTTCCGCTCGCATTGGCCACCGCGATGTCGGTGGAGGTGGAGGGTAGGCAGGCGAAGCCCTACCCGCCGGGACGGCTGGTCATCAACGGGGAAGCCTACCCGGGCATCGTGTCTGGCTTGCTCGAAGTGGCGTGGGCGCATCGGCATCGGGTGCTGCAGGCGGACCAACTGGTCGACTCGACTGCGTCGAGCATCGGGCCCGAGGCGGGCACCACCTACACGCTCCGCATCTTCAGTGACGACGAGGCGACGCCCTCGTACGAGCAGGCCGGCATCACGGCCGAAACGGCCAGCTACGCACTGGCGATCGACGGCCAGACGCGCGTGGAGGTCTGGGCCGTGCGGGACGGCCTCGAAAGCTGGCAGGCACTGACGCACACGTTCGCCTACTCGGCGACGCCGCTGGCGGCCTACAGCGACGAGGCGGACAACATCTACACAGACGAGAACGGCGACACCTACGTGGGGTAAGACATGGCAAACATTCGATTCAGCGACAAACCGCAACTCACTGCACTGGCGGGCGACGAAATCCTGGTCGCGACCAGTCCAGACGGGGGCACAGACACCGACGGAAATCCTGTGGCGGCCGGGGCCGATGTTCGGCTGCCCATGGATCAGTTCGCCCTGCACCTGCGCAAGCCTGCAGTCCAGGACGTTGCGACTGCAGCAACCGTAACACCCACGGCGGTGGACGACCTAGTGAGGGTCACCGCCCAGGCCGGCCCGTTGACCCTTGCCAACCCAACAGGGGCGCTTGCCGAAGGATGGGGCTGGGTCATCCGGATTAAAGATAATGGAACTGCTAGGGCTATCAGCTATGGCACACAGTATCGCGCCGTCGGCTTGACACTGCCTGCAGGCACGGTGGCTGGCAAGACGACGTACCTGGGCTGCATCTGGAACGCCACTGATTCCAAGGTCGACGTGGTGTCGGCGGGGACCCAGGCATGATGCCTATCGATGTCATGCGTATGCGCAATAGCGGCCCCTCAGTCGCAGGGTACCTGGACGGACTGTCAGTTCATCCGCGCCTAGTGCATTCGCTTCGGCGGGCGGTCAGCGCCGCGACCAAGTCAATCCGAGTGCGGCGCTCCAGCGACAACGCCGAGCAGGACATTGGCTTCAGCGCGTCTATGCCGTTCGGCGCCTTGGATACCTCCGCCCTGGCGGCGTTCGTCGGGTCCGGCTCCGCCTTCGTGACCAAGTTCTATGACCAGACTGGCAACGGATGGGATGCAGTACAGGCGACCAGCAGCAAGCAACCGCGCATAGTCAATGCCGGAGTCTATGACGGCAATCTCGTATTCGACGGCATCGACGACGCGATGGTAGTCACCGGCCTGCCGGAGCTGACTCCGTATACGGGCCTCTACACGAAGATCAAGCAGGCCAACGCCACTACATTCAAGATCATCCTGGAGACTGGGCCGGACGGGCAGACCACGGCCGGCGCCTTCGCGCTCTATGTCTTCACCTCGAACGCTGACTGGGTTATGGCAATGGGCAACGCGAGCGGAGGCCGGGCGACCCGCTTCCCGATGACCTCGCAGACTGCGCTCACACAAATCACCGCTCTCTATGATCGCAACGAAACCGGCACAAACGAGACGAAACTGTATCGCGGCGGCTCTGCGCTGAACCCTACGGCCAACGCCAACAATGAGCAATCGGGCAACTTTGCTCCTCTGGACCTATATATCGGCGGCCGCACGGCATCCTCCCTGTTTGCGGATATGTGGGAGGAGACCCTGGCTCTTTACGACGCAGATACGTCAGGCATCAGACTGAGCATTGAGGCTCTGATTGCTTGATGGCCACCGCAACTAAATACGGCCTTCGCAGGCGCAGGAACGGCACTTCGATCACCCGATAGGACACGTGTCCGATGGCCATCAGTCCGAGGAAGAAAGGTATGGAGAAGAGGAATCCGACCTCGGTGATTCTGAGGTCGAAGCCCAAGAAGTAAAGTGCCTTCCACACGGTCCACGTGAGGGGCTGGTGAATCAGATAGATTGAGTAGCTATAAGTGCCAGCCAATGCCACGAATCGCGAAAATCCTGCGTTGCGCGGCCGGTGATTCGTGTCGTACCAGGCAAGCATGAGGGCGTAGCAAGCGGCTTCCAGCGCTGGAATGTACACCCACGGCTTCTCCGTTCGGCCAACGAGTGGCCACCCGAAGAATCCACCTTCCGTGCGGAACCACGCCAAGAACACCATGAGCGTGACCGCAGCCAGAGCTGCAGCCCAGCCGGGACAGCGTCGTGCGCTGAAGACATGAAAGGCCAAGATGCCCGCAAGGAACTGGTCGATGCGCCCAACAATGGTCCAATAGGCTAAGTCGACAACGGTTCCGGACTCGGCGTAGATGGCCCATCGGCCGAGTAGGGCGGCCGTCCACAACGCAGCGAGAAGCCATGGCGACCTGGCCAGCAGAGCCAGCAGCATGGGCAGCAGCAGGTAGAAGTGCAGCTCCACTGTAATGGACCACGCTGTGCCTGGCCAGGACGGAGTGACGAACCCGCTCAGTACCCGCTGGCAGTACGCCCAGACCGAACTGCCATCCATCACCGCGGCGACCCCGTAGGCGGCAAGGACCAAGACGAGCAGCGGGAAAAGCCGCAGCGCCCGGTTGTACAGGAACGTTGGGTAGTGCACATGCCGCCCGCCCAGCAACTTGGCGAACAGGTAACCGCTCAGCACCATGAACAGCGACACGCCGGTGTAGCCTTCGGAGACGATCGCAATTAGCGGGAAACCAGGGAACGCAGGGTTCGATGGGTACGACCTCGTGAAGTGGTAAGCGACCACGAGAAAGGCAGCCGTGGCCCGCACGTGGTCAAGGGCTACGAAGTGCTGCCCGCTGGTCGATTTCATCAGAGTTACTCCCCCCGGCTCCGTCCGATCCCTACGTTCCACAGGCGTCGCGCTTGACCGCGGGCGCCTGCTCGCAGTGGCAATCTACCATCGAAGGGCGCGGGACCGTAGGTTGCACACCACGGCGCCTGCAACAGCGCCGGGCCATCACCTGCGCCACGACGAAGCCAATGGTAGGCTTTGCCCGCCTTGCGGAGACCCTCATATGCCGCTGACTCAAGACGAAATCGTTGCCCAGTTGCTCGAGCTGGAGTCCCGGATCGCAGATCTGCGCGCCGAGCATGAACATGACGCCTTCGTCGTCGAAGAGGTGATCCACCTGGGCGAGGGCATCGCCCTCCAGGCTGGCGATCGCGCCGGCTGGGTCGAGGACCAGATCACTGTAATTCTGGCCAAGCATGGCCTGATCGAAGAGGGTCCCGTCGTCGACGAAGACGAGTGGGAGGGCTGACTTATGTGCTACTCCGCGCAGATCGAAGCCGACTACCAAAAGATGCTGCGACATTTCGGTCCGGTCATGGACTTCGCGGCATTCGAGCGCCTGTGGCTGCGCCAGAACGGCACCGAACGAGACAAGATCCCCAAGGCGCTGATCGAGACGCTGCGCCCTTCGCTGTCGGCCGACGTCGTCGGTGCCCTTGATGCGCGATTCGCCGGTGACGAGCAGGAATGGCAGCAAGAGCTGTTCAAGCAGGCCAAGCGGCTGGCCGACAACGAACGGAAGCTGGCCGCCAAGCCGACCAAGACCGCGGCGGAGGAGATCCGCAAGGCGGGCAACAACGTCGCAAGGTTCAAGGGTTGGATTTCCGACCTGCATCGGCGCGACCTGCAGCCGAGGGATTGGCGGTTCTTCCCGCAGTGGTGGGTGCCGGTCGTCATTCGCGCGGGCGATCACTATGTCATCCGGCCGATGCGCTACCAGCTGCGCCAACCGGGAAAGCCGGCAAGTTCCGACTACGTGATCGACCGAGGGACGGGGCGGAAGCGCCTTTCCGGCACCTACAACGCTCGGCGCGACAACCTGGAGCGCTACTGGCGCGGCCAGTTTGGCTACACCCATGGCCTGATGATCGTGGATCGGTTCTGGGAGAACGTCGAAATGTCCGACGGGCGCAACCAGCGCCTGGAATTCACGCCGCGCACCGGCGAGCCCATGCTGGTCGCTTGCCTATGGGCGACATGGAAGGACCCCGAGGGCATCGAACCCGACATGGACTGCTTCGCTGCCGTCACCGATGAGCCGGAGCCGGAGGTGGCCGCGGCTGGCCATGACCGCACCGTCATCAACATCAAGCCTGAGCACGTCGAAGCCTGGCTCAACCCGGACCCAAGCAACCTGGCCGCCCTCTACGCGATCTTCGACGACAAGCGGCACCCGTACTACGAGCACCAACTGGAGCAGGCGGCGTAGCCGTGGACGACTGGTATCCGCCGCTGGACGAGCGGGCGCCAGGGCAGGTCGTGCTGTTCAATGGAGAGCAGCCGAAGGAGATGACCGTGCTGCAGGTCGGCGATCGGGTCGTGGGCACCAGCGGCGGCGACGTCAGGGTGACCCTGAAGGTGTTGGAGATCCCTGGGTCGCTGATCCACTTCGAGCTGGAAGCACTGGAGCCTGACCTGCCGGCGTATCGCGAGTACTGGTCCGATGGTGACACCTGGTGGATCGGACCTGAATACATCCATGAGGTGTGGCGGTAGGCTTCACCGCCGCATGGTTCGGTCGATCGCCAGAAGCCAGTCCCGTGTCGCCGCGGCGCGGGCGGCTGCCTCCTGTCGCTTCAACGCTCTGCGCTGGCCAGGGAAGCTATCTCGGGCAGCGATCCAGCGCTCGATGTAGCGCATCGCCTGTTCCTTGCTGCCCCGGTGGACGACGTTGATCCGCGTCTCTCCCCAGCTTAGGCACACGTTTGCTGGCTGGCCCCGTTCCGGGTCGGGCGGGTTGTAGATCGCGACGACCCGTGCGTTGTACATGAGCAGCGGGGCTTCGGGGATCCCCGCCCAATGGCAGGCGGCATGGAGGCGAGGGCGGGGCATGAGCGAAGATTGCGCCACCAAGTGTTCACGGGCTGAGATTGCGTGCCAGAGATAGGATGCGCCGAGACCGACCAGGAGCTCCACATGGACCAGCATGGCCAACCCGATGTCGTTGCGGCGCTCGTCACGTTGGCAGCCCGTGTCGACGCACTTACCTGGGTCGCAGGCGCGCTGCTGCAGTCGCATCAGGATCCGCGGGCCGTCCTCGATGCGTGGGAT